TCTCCTAGGGAACGGCTGGAGGGCGGCCGAAACTACGCCTCGATTCGGCGAATCAGTCACGCATAAGTTCCGTCTCCACCATTTCGCTTAATTGAAATCCCGGAGCCCCCGGGTCGCGCGCTACTCCGCCGGCGCGAATCGGCTCTTCCAAAATCACTGGAACGGCTCAACTTGGCGTTGCCGCACTCGCCGTTTCAGTAGTTTGCGGGAGTCCGATCAAAGGGGTTTTTGGAACGCGCGTCCAAGGTGCCGCTGCCTCCCGCTTCGCTCGATGCTTCCGCGGCAGGAACGCCACGCCGCGCGGATCGTCTGCCCAAGCCGCAAGGACGTTTTCGACGAGGGTACGCTCGAATCGAATCTGTTTGCGCCGCCAATGAATCCAAAGCACCCGCCACTGTTGCCAGTATTTGAGAGCACGGCCAACGGCCTTCCTGCTGACTCCCGCGCGCAGGGCGAGTTCCGCCACGGACGCGGCGCCGCTGGCCCGGCCATCAATGTCTGCATTCTTCGGAAACCGTTCAGCGATGGCCGTCAGGACTCGGAAGTGCTCGACGCGCCTTCGTCGCATAGTTTGGATTTCCGAACGCCCGAACTTTGTGCTGCGCCGCGGAGGTGTGTTCGATCCAGGTTTAACGCTCACAGGATCTTCCTCTCTTCCGGCGCAGCATATTTCTTCAGGATTTGCACTTTCTGTTCTTGTAAGAGCTTGCGCCGATCTTCTACGGGGGATGGTTTGGAAGGGGGGAACCCCCTTCCATGAAGTTTGGTATCGGTAGGCGAGGCACATGGCCGCTCCTGCGAACGCAGAGCGGGTATCGTTCGCTTACCTTCGACTTCTCTTTCAATGCTCAATTCAAATACTTGGGTCGCACCGGTGCGACGGGTACCCGTTGCATCTGTGCGACGGGGGGAGTCGCATACATGCGACGGGTGGGGGTTGCGTCCATGCGACCCCTCACTACTGGAATTCTTGGTAGCGGCAGCCTCCTGACGAAGATCATTGGCAGTACGAACGAGATGTTTGCGGAAACGGTAGTAAACACCAATCCACTGGCTACCGGCTTGTGGGGTTCGGCTCAGGAATACTTTGAACTCGAAGATGATTTCGTCATCAGTAAAGCCAAACTTGCGCAATCCGTTCATCTGGCGGGGAAGAAATTTTGCCCTTCCCCCGCTTGCCGAGTACAAGGCCACGCCGAGCGGGTCTCCTTGCCCTTCCCACGGCATCACATCTTTCTCGATGCAAAGATCTGGATGCATTCTCGCCCAATCGTCATGATCGAGAAATCGATACACAACTGCCTTGCCAGGTTCCCGCTGAACGATCTCGGCAAATCCGCTTTCGACCAACTCTTGGAGAGCCCTGAAGACGGTCGCGCGATCACAGCAAAAATATCGAGCAATGCTCTCAACGGATGGAAAGAAGCAGTCGGACTTGAAAGAGAGCTTGCGGCCCCAGGAGTAGAGCACTGAGGCGAGACGCGAGCTCAGTTCTCGCAGGTGCCACTCCGCTGAGCAGTGAAAAGGGTTGTGCTCCGACGATGGATAGAATTTAGTGGAAACACTCTTTGGACTTGACTGCGGTGAGGTTTGCGGACTAGGATTCGGTTTGGACATGCATAGATGTCCCTTTCTGCCGACGGTCGAACGTCGGCATTTTTATTTTTACTCCAAGAAGAGTCAGTAGCCGGTGTTTTCGTAGATTGGCTCCCACGTGTCCTGCCTTTTCTTCTTCTCTCTGAAGCGTGGTTCGTCAAGCAGGATGTAGCTCAGGCAGTCCACCAGATGGCGGTCCTTATGCTCCGGTTCCTCGGGCGCATCTTTGTCAGTGACGGTGCCTTTCCATTCGCGGTACCGAAGGGTTTTCATTTGGCGGATGAGTTCATCGTTATCCCCACAGCCCGACCAAATCGTAAGTCTGGGGCTTTCCAGCGCCCCGCCGCTGCCGTCGAAGCTTGTTGGCAACAGGGCTGTGTTGATGAGGTCAAAACCAACCAGGTCGCGGTTTTTCTTCGCCGGATTGAAATAGATCCCGTACTCCCTGTATTTGTCGAAGTAAGATTTTTCTTCTTCCGCGTTGAATGATCGGCCAGCGACATCCATGAGCCGATAGCGAGGCTTCAAGTTTAGATCGCTCTGATCGATCAGCTTTAGGGCCTCGGCGTAATCCTTCGTCACAAGCCCTTCTTTCGCATGGCGTTCGTGGGGCCACCAGGACCACACCACCGCAAGCTCCCCTCCGCGGTGCGCAGCGAGCCACAGAAAAGCGTGTGCCGTTCGCGGATGCGGGTCACAGGCAAGCCAGACAGTCGAATACGTGGGATTGAGCGGGAGCATGTCCGGTCCGACATGAATGCTCTCGTCAAAAGCGCGAAAAACGAGCTGGCCACCAAGAGCCCCATAGTCAATCTCGTGCTCCTGCCTCCAGCGCGCATCCGACATCCCGCGGCGCGCGTCTGCATACCAGAGCTTGCCCTCGGGGGTTGAGGGGTCTTTCGCTGGATCCGCTGAGTAATGGAGACGAAAAATAGAAAAACCAAGCTTCGTGGTGCGTTTCGAGACACCCTTCATGCGACACGGTCCTCCACAAGGAGCTGGAAGAATCCTGGGGACGCACTACTCACAATATCCAGGCGCCCGCCGCCACTGAGCATGGGCTTGGCCGCCCCGATCAGTGCTTCCAGATCGAGCTGGAATGCCCCCTCATCAACAAAAAGTCCTGAACCAACGTGCTGACGGATGACGTCTGGCCCCTGCGCGATTCCCCAAAGCTCGCTGTACGGAAGCGCATCAGGATCGTCACGCCGCCTGAATTTCAAATGGCAAAAGCTGTACTCTGCGGGATGCGCGCGCCTCAGAAATTCCGGTTGATTTGTCCAGATAGTGAAACAGCGCTGAATAAGCCGATCGCTATCCTCTTCCTTTTTGCTGGAAAGGAAACTAAGGCGATTGACTCCAAACTGGGCATCCCACAGGTACAGGGCACAAAGGACCCAGGAACACATCATCTGGCGCGATTTTTCGATGATGTTCATCCGACCCGCGAGCCAGAAGCGAACAAGTTCGCGAACGTATGCCTTGTCCGGAAAGGGCTTCGCTGCTATGGAAGGATCGTGCTCATCTTTGCTACGCGCCCAGCGGAACAACCAGTATTCGGCATCGGCCGCACAACGGCGCCGCTCGCGTTCCTCAAGCCGGACCCGGAGCTCAAGCTTTTGTCGGCGGTTGAGTTGTTGCCAGGAGTTCGGTGATGGATTTGTCGAGGTCTGAATCAGTGGCATTTGTGAGGTCCTGAGAAATTTTTACGTTGTTCTGTGATCGCGTTCGTTCTTCGTGAACACCCGTTCCTTTAAGCACCTGCAGGGCCGCTCCAAATAGTTCTCTATCCACGGGCCCGTCTTGGGCGTCGTCAAGCATCCGCGTGATGATCCCAAGCGCCTTCGGGACAAGTTGGAGATAATCCCTACGCCATTGTGCCAACGATGCTTCGACCTGGCTCTCATCGAGGATGTTGTCTACGGTATTTCGGTGAATATCCAAGTCCCTGGAAATCTGACGTTTTGATTCACCTTGCAAGCGTTTTGCGACCACCGCTTGCTTTACGGATTCTGGTTTCTGACTCTGCACTTTTGGCATGATCTGGCACACTCACTCCATTTCACTGAATCCAGCCGGAAGGGTCTTCGAAGTACTTTATCTTTTTGACCTTTCCCACAGTTGCAATGCGGTCCAGAAGGCGCGGTTCAAGTAACCGGCAGATACTCTTCAGCGCAATCCGGGAAGTAGGGTCGTCGATGAACTCGTCGAACGGGGCTGATTCCACCTCGACCTTTGCTCCGTCATTGGTAAGCCTGATCCAGCCGAAGGGCTCACCACCGCCATCAACAAGAGAGTTAAGCGCTGCATGCCGATTCTTGTCATGCGCCCAGACGATGCCTTCTTTCTTCCCGGACCTGACTGCTATGCCCAAGGTGGTCTCTGCGCTCGTGGACTCAGCGAATTCTTCGGCCTCTACATCCAGCAGAGCAATCAATGCAGCGGTCGAAACCATAGTTGTGCGGCTCCTTAGCTTTCCTTGGTGGGTTCATCAAGCATGGTTCGCATTAGACTTCGCTCGCCTCGTTGGCGCCAGGTGTCTTCCAGGTGACACAGCTAAGAACTACTTCCCCGGATTCATCCCTGAGCACTGGCGTAATTATCCTGACTGAGCCCTCGGGGAGGTTCTTCTCTATCATCTTAAGAACGGCCCCTATCGTGTGACACGCAGCCTTCACCGGCTCGATTTCCTGGCCAGTCACTTTGCTCTTGCCGTCGACGTTCATCGTGGTCCTCCGTAGTTTCCGAACTTTAGAACGAACTTCATTGCGCTGGCACTCGAGGTATACGGTTCGTCCGCGGTGTGGCCAACGGTAACCCAGTTCGCGAAGTCGATGTACTCAAGCCATGGAAGTTTCCAAGTCGATTACGGATTAGATCAGCCATGTCCCGCAGTAATCGGAGCTTTACGGGTCCCATCGCATTATTGTTAATGCTTTCTCCCACTGCTTCAGCGTGCGCGTCCGCCGCTGCCGTGGCGGCCTCATAAGCCCACGTTGCGTCGTAGGCGGTCCTTCCAACAGCGAAACAGGCAAAGCACGCCCAGGCCGCCGGCGTCTCACCGTTATTCCACCAGTAGCTATATCCCACTCGGTAGCATCTATCCGCTGCGGCAGCAAGATCTTCGACAGACGAGACCCCATGGACGAATTCGCGGGCAACTCCTAATACTTTTCTGGGGGCGTCTACGTGGCGGGGAATGAATCTCAACGCAGTTCTTGCACAGTCCGCACTGAGTGCGACAATTTCATCCACTCCTGGCCAGCCAGGGCGACCCGCCATCAAGCCACCGAGATACAGAAGCCAGTCGGCACGCTGGCAATCGTGGAACGCTTCGTCAATGGTACGTTCTTTCGCCCAATCCAATCCATCAGGGCACACTATGAATTCACGCAGAATACGGCGAAGGTCGGTTTCGTTGCTTGGCATGGAAAGTCCCGTTAAAGTTTAGAATTGATGGGGCGTCAACGCCCCACCCCTGTCAGTCTTTTATTTTGTGACCGAAATTTGGATCGTGCTTACCAGCGTCAGGCGGAACAGTGCTAACGTGTTCCGTCCCCTTCGCCTGTTCGTGCTTGCCAACTCCGGGATCTCCTCCAGGCGCAATGGCCTTCGAGCCGCTGTTGCCGGTCTTGATCGGTGAACCGCCGTGTTTCGTCGTCATGTGATTCTCCTTTGTGATTGGAATTACTTTGAAGTCTTAAGTTGCCGCCCCAGCACGATTTTCCGGGTCCAGTACGTGCGCAAGCTCATCTGCCGTGCGTATCGCCGGCGTGTGGTTAAGTTCTTCCGTGATCGCCCGGGCGATACGCTCAACCTTCTTTTTGCAAAGCTCAACCTGGTGATTCTCCCAAAGCGAGATTGTTGCGCTCGGAATGCCTGTGATTCTCGATAGTCGATGCTGCGTCAGACCTGCCCGCTTCCTCAACAGTGCTCGATTCATAAGCCCTCCTCTCATGGTCGCAGCGCGCGCCGCATGATCGCTGCACCGTTCATACTCATGCCGGCGCTGTGCGTGCTCCATCGCTGCATTCCCGAAAGATCATCATCCCCGCATCCTGTACGCAATCGCAGCTCGAACGGCTTCGTCGAAACAACCGAAGCCTTGTCGTCCTTCCGCAAGGCGCGAGCCTTGCGGGCCGTGATGTAAATTGCCGAACCGTCTTCCAGACTTAGCTTGACGCTGTGAGCAGACACGCTCCTCCTGACTCTCAAACCCTTGCGGGTTGATCATGGAACTGTCGTTCCACGCAGGCGTATTATTATATTTTCACAAGGATTTTCAGGTGGTGTAAGCACCTGAGGGAAACTCAGACTCGCAAGGTGTGTAAATTCAATATGATGCTGTACTCTGTCGGGAAACTACGGAAACTATCACTAAGCTCTGGAAATGAAGGTTTTTACCCTAGCTTTGAGCTCTTGGTGATCTAAGGCGTCAGACAGCGAGCGTGGTGGTTTGTCCACCCTCATCCAACGTTTGAAACACACGTCTTTGAGTTCCAGTGGCGGCGTTGCCTTTTCCAGATTATTGTCAACCCTCCGGGCGATCCACTTTTGATCTGAGGCTTTGGCGGGATGAGTCTTCTTCACCGAGGCCACAATTTCCCACAATCGGCATGACGGATTGCTTCTCCTTCTGATCGTTTCCTTTAGGCGTTTGATCTCCGCTACCACCGACCCCAGTTTTGCTTCTTGCCGTTTCACCTTGGCCGGCGAAAAGTACCGCTCTGCGGACTTCTGATCGAAGGCAGGCGTGGGGTTGGGTAGATCCGGCTCCCCGGACATAAACCGAGTAACGTCGCCATTGAGGAAACCACTCTCGACAGATTTCGTGACTTTCTTCTTCGCCATGGGCTTCTCGACTCCGGCAGAGAGTATGAAATAATGCTTGACATGCGTCAAGTGTTAATTTATAAGGTGGGCATGGTTCCGAAGCTCCTTACAACGACCGAGGCTGCCAAAGCCATTGGGGTAACGCGGGCAACGCTTCACGCTTGGATCAAGCAGGGTAGGGTGGAGCCTCCCAAGCTGCAAGTCGGCAATGGTCATGCGGTGAGGCTTTGGAATGCATCTGACGTTGCCCGACTTCGGAAATTGAAAAAGACAATCAAGGTCGGCCGACCGAAGAATAGCTAAGAAAGAAACGGCTCCCCGCGCAGTTACGAGCTGCTCAGAGAGCCTAACCGAATCAGTCGCCTTCAAAGGAGGCAACTCAATGGCTACTCCAGATAATACACCTGCACTGCAATTGCACTACATTTTCCACACCCGACCACTCCGCGCTCCAGGCGTTGCCCATGGCCAATGCGCTCCGGCCCGCTCTTTGTTTTCCAAACATTAGAACGAAACGGGCGGTGACGATTCCCCCCGTCTGCCAGCAACACCCAGCCCGGCCCGCTGGCACTGATGAGTTGGGCCGCGCAAAAGGTTATATGAAAACTTTTCCCTCAATACCACGTGATGCACGAGACGCAGCGGCAAAGGGTTTCGATGTCGCGGGCGGCAGCCCGAGCTTTAATTTTGACTTTACGGACGGCTCCACGATGTTGTTGAAAGGCGAGATAGAAGTTGAAGGCGGGGAATTCTGTAGCGGCATACTCACGTTCCCATTCACGGCAAAGTATGAATTCGGCGAGCCTACCATGAAGAAATAGGCCGAAACGGAGTAGGCGCTGGATTGGTTCCACCTACTCCGTCGCGCTGTAACGCGGCGCCCGATGAGGCCGAAAGGAAGGGCACGATGCGAGTCGCAATCTACGGAAGAATATCCACTGCCAACCACGGGCAGGACATTAATCTCCAAACGCGCGAGCTCGAGCAATTCTCCCAGGCCCGCGGCTGGCAGCTCGTAGATTCCTACCTCGATATTGGGATCTCTGGTGCCAAGGACAAACGCCCGCAACTGGACCGGCTGATGGCCGACGCGCACCGTCGCAAATTCGATGTGGTAATCGTTTGGAAGTTCGATCGCTTCGCCCGGTCTGTCTCACATTTACTCAGAGCATTGGAAACGTTCAACGCGCTTGGCGTCGCGTTCGTCAGCCTGAGCGAGCAAATGGACACCACCACGCCGGCCGGGCGGATGGTCTTCACCGTCCTGGGCGCGGTGGCTGAGCTGGAGCGCAGCCTGATTGTGGAGCGCGTCAAAGCAGGACTTCGGAACGCGCGCGCGAAAGGGAAGCGCCTCGGACGGCCTCAATTGACCGTGGACGCTCAAAGAATTGCCTTGCTGCGCGGGCAAGGCCTTGGATGGAAGAAGATCGCACGCCAGATGGGCTGCGGTGTCAGCACCGTGCTTCGAGTAGGTCGGGCCGCCGAACTGAGGGGTTCGATAATCCCGCCAGAACCGCCGTCGCGAAATGCCGTGCTTTCAACGAGCATTTGAGCGCTGCGACAGGTTCGGAAAAGAATTGATTGTCGTACCGACTTGGTAGTCGATTCTAATGTTTGGAATTGGCTTCGCTCAGTGACCGCTCGCTTTCTGCACATCTTTGAGAACGCCCTTAATAAGACGCGAAGGATTGTTCCACAAGAGGGAGATGAGCGCGCCCGCGTTGTAGCCAGCGGCGTAGGAGCCATCTCCTCCGGCTTGGCTCGATGTGGAGATTGAATGCCGAGAAACAATGCTCCCTTTCCCATCGTAGGCCCACAGGTACAAAGTGCGTGACTGGATGACGTAGGGCGCCTCCACCGTGTCTATTTCCGTGAGATTCCCAGTGAAAGTGAAGTTCCACGTGTCTCCATAGAAGTTCGTCGCCGTTCCTGACCCGGACGCCGGGGAGGTTGTGACCTGTTGGACTGGCTGGAATCCGGCGAAGGCATTCTCGGAATAGGCCCAAACGAGCAGGTAGTGCGGGACGCCACGCGCGAAGCTCTCAGCATCAGTCCTTTCGACCAAGCACATACGCGGATAGTCCTTTGCGTTTTTGGCCATGAACCTCTGACCGTCTGGTGGAATGTATAGCGCGAGGCCGTTGGGTGTGAGACCTGCAACGGTGATGACTTGGTCGCATTGGTTGGCCGCCTCCCCGGCGGGCTGGTCTGTTCCGATTTTCTCGTTCGTCTCTGCACCTCCCTTTTGTCTCGCGTCGTACTCAGCTTGCGCATTTGCGTAGTCGGTTGTGTTCAAGTAGGCCTGCTCAAAGAAGGTCCTTGCCCGCTTTGCTTCCCAAAGCTCCAACGAGAGAGCTGTGACAGTAGACCAATATCTGTCGTCCGGATTGCTCTTACTGAGACGGGCAGCGTCATTCGCGCATTTCCAAAGAGCCCCCGCCGTCGAGTCGTAATCTGGCATTGGGTGGGTGATGGCCGACGATGGATCCACGGCGGTTACCGCCTCGACTCTGGCCCTGAGTTGATCTAGGTTACCGCACGAATCTGGATGGACCGGCTGAGCCGCTTGGTATTGTTTTGCGAAGCTTTCTGCGCGGATTCCTTCCCGAACGGCCAACACTCTTAGAGCCTCGGCTCTCTGACTCGTGATTTTTGTCCCGTTGGCACAGTCCACTAAAGCGTCCCACAGCAGGTCCGGCTGTGTAGGATCGTTGAGTTCCATGTCGAGTTCTTTGAAGTTGGACGGTTTTGCATTTAGATCTGTAGCCGCCGCATCTATTGCATCAAGTATTGCGTCTTCCTCTTTGACCGATCGGGAGCCGTTTTCCTCGTCGAAGCGGCGATCTACTGCCGCCCCGATTGATTCCAAGCTCTCGCACGGAAGAATTTTCGCTGGACGAGCATCACCCTGTCCTTGGGTTCCTGACCGTTCTGATCTCTTGGTTTGTGGAGTAGTCTGCCGCGCTAAGCCAGGTATCGTCCCCAACATCGTGAGAATCACAGCCCAGGTTGTCGGTTTCATCTTCACCTTTCGCATCGGAATTGCTGCACTACTCGCAGCCTGTGGCAGTATAATCCCACTCGACAAACAGCCCACTATGCCAGTCGAGATAATTGGCGAATTCGGTACCTCGGGCGCAACCCGTGAGTCGCTCTCGGCCCAGGCTACCGTCGCAATTCGTCACATCGTCAAGGTCTGCGGCCCGCCGCCTCCAGAAATGGAATTGGAGGTCCAATGGCAGGAGCACGAGCTTGGCACCTACCCCACAATCGTTCTAACCTGGGAAGACGGGATGCGTGGCGCACCGG